CTTGATATCTGAATTAGAGCAAATGGGTCTACGTGGGGAAAAGATTGAAGATAAAGCTCTTGCAGCAGGTGGAGAACCTATTCGAAAAGCTATTTCCGAAATAGCGCCAAGAAGTGATAGTCCTAAAAGAGCAACAAAAAGTGAACCGTGGCGTACAGGACAACATTTGGCTGATAATATACGAGTTACAAAAGCTAAAATGGAAGGCGGCATAAAAACTATTAAAATCGGGATAGATAAAGCAGATCGTTCTCCATTCTTTTATGGGAAATTCTTAGAATGGGGAACATCTAAAATGCCAGCTCAACCATTTATAGAACCAGGATTTAATTCTTCAAAAGAAGCGGCAATTCGTGCTATGACAGATATTTTGAAGAATGAAATGAGGTTGAATCTATGATAAATTTACGACCCGAAATTGTGCAAGCTCTTGAAAATAATCAAGGGCTTGTTTCTTTATTAGGTGGAAAACATGTTTATTATCGTAAAGCCAAAAACGCTGAAGAGTTTCCGCGTATTACGTTTTTTGAATTAGACAATAGGCCAGATCGTTTTGCAGATAACGAGGAAAGTGAAAGTGAAATTACATTCCAAATCGATATTTGGTCGAAAGGCAGTACAACAGCAATCCATCAAAAAGTGAATGAAATCATGAAATGTATTGGTTTCTCACGTTATGCGGTTGCTGATTTATATGAAGATGATACACAAACTTTTCATTATGCGATGCGATTCGCGAAGGGAGTGGAGTTATAGATGGCTGGAGAAGTTATTAAAATTAGTTCGACTGTCGGTGTAGATAGTCTTGTTTATGCGAAATTATTGAAAGATGATGCAACAGGTGTCGATTATGACACAGTAAAGGAAATGGAAGGCGCAGTAAAGATTAAAACTTCTAAAAAGGTAGCTTCCGAAATTATGTGGAGTGATAATAAAAAATCAGAAATTGCTGAGTCTGATGGAGAAGTAGAAGTAGAAATTGAGCTTCGTAGTATTTCATTATCAACAAAAGCAGATATTGAAGGGTATCCAGAAGTTAAAGATGGTGTATTAGACGAAAAACGTGAGGGTGAAAAACCATATTTGGCAATTGGATGGCGTTTCTTAAAGGCTAACGGGAAATATCGATATGTTTGGTTGTTAAAGGGGAAACTTTCACAAGAGGAAGAAGAAGGCGAAACTAAGAAGGATAAGCCTAACTTCCAAACTACAAAACTTAAAGGCTCATTTATTGAACGTGATTTTGATGATAGACCAAAATTTACAGCTGATGCTGATGAGCCTACATTTACAAAAGCCGTTGGTGATAACTGGTTCAAAAAGGTATATGAAAAACCAGTAACGCCGCCAGCAGGAAAGTAGGAGGGAGCAAAAGCTCTCTCTTTTTTTATTAACTAAGGAGGAATAAACTATGAAATTAACTTTACGAATCAATAAGGAAAATAAAACTTTTAATTTACCGGAGTTCATTCCAGCTCGTCTAATCCGTCAGGCACCTGAGCTTGCTGAAATTCCAAATAATCCTGGTCCAGAGGATATGGATAAAATGGTCAAATTTGTAGTGAAAGTATACGATGGACAATTTACATTAGATCAATATTGGGATGGTGTGGATGCACGTAAATTCTTATCGACTACTTCAGATGTAATTAATGCAATTATTAATGAAACAGTGGAAGCGGCTGGTGGTAATTCTGAATCTGGAGAAGAAGAAAACCCAAACGCGTAGAGGGAGGAGGGCTAACCTTCAGTGAGTTTATGGATGAGCTCTACCTCTCTTTATTACGCCAAGGATATAAACATCATCACATCGATAATGAAATGGATATTTGGCATTATTTAAGATTGAATCAGAAATATCGTGAACAAGGTGAATCGAATAGCCAAAGTCAGAATTCGAATGAAATTGAAGTTCCAGCAGAAAACATTATCTAGCAAGGGGGTGAGACATTGGCGAATGAAATGAATAATTTAGTAGTTAGGCTTTCCCTTGATAATGTGAACTTTCGTCAAGGTATTGCGAATTCAGGACGTGCAGTAAGGACTTTACAGAATGAATTGAAATCAATTAGTACTGGTATGAGTGGTTTTGCAAACGCTAGTGAGCAAACACGAGCCAAAACAGATGCACTTAATAGATTGATTGAAGCGCAAAAAGAAAAAGTTAGAGCATTACGCCAAGCTTATGATCAAAATAAGGCTAAGTTGGGTGAAAATGATGCAGCAACTCAACGATACGCTTCACAGGTTAATAAAGCGGTCGCTGATTTAAATAGATTCGAAAATGAATTAAAACAAGTAAACCGTCAAGCTGAACAAAAAGGGATGGATAAGTTAAATAATTCTTTGAAATCCTTACAGGCTGAATTTCAGTCTATTACAACAGGCATGGGCGGTTTTTCTAATGCAACAGAGCAAACACGGGCAAAAATTGATGTTCTCACTCGCATGGTGGATAAGCAGAAAGAAAAGGTTAGGGAACTTCAACAAGCATATAATCGTGCAAAAACAGAAGAAGGCGAAGCGAGTCAATCGGCACAACATTATGCTGAACAAATTCATCGCGCTACAGCTGAACTTAATCGATTTGAAACTGGGTTACAGCAGTCAAATCGTGAATTAGAGCAGCAAGGTAATCGTTTATTGAATTTTGGTAATCGTATGGAGACATTAGGTAACCATTTGCAAAATGCAGGAATGCAAATCGGTATGACGTTTGGCGGAATGACTTATGCGATAGGACGTGGTTTAAAATCCGCGGTTACTGAATCAATGAATTTTGAACAACAAATGGCGAACATTAAAGCAGTATCTGGTTCTACTGGAGAAGAAATGAAAAAGTTAAGCGAATTAGCTATTAACATGGGAGAAACGACAAAGTACTCTAGTGTTCAAGCAGGACAAGGTATAGAGGAATTAATAAAAGCCGGAGTTAGTTTAACAGATATTATAAATGGTGGTTTAGAAGGTGCTCTTAACTTAGCTACAGCAGGAGAGCTAGAATTAGGTGAGGCGGCAGAGATTGCATCCACAGCCTTAAATGCATTTAAAGCAGATCATCTTTCAGTAGCAGATGCAGCTAACATATTATCAGGTGCAGCAAATGCATCAGCTACAGATGTACGTGAGCTAAAATATGGTTTATCGGCATCATCAGCAGTAGCAGCAGTAGCAGCAGGAGCCGGGATGACATTTAAAGATACAGCTACAACTTTAGCAGTATTTGCTCAGAATGGGTTAACATATAGCCCTGTTGCGGAGAGATTCGCAGCGTAAAGGACGTGAATTGCTGGGAAGCTAAGGTTATATAACTATGCTAATCAGCAGCCGAGTCATTTAGGAATAAATGAATGGTTCAGAGACTAGGGTATGGAGTCCAGAACGGACAGTAAAACCCCACGAGCGCGTCCCATCCTAACGTGTAAGGCGAGGATGATGATATAGTCCGATACTCCAGTGAAAATTGGAGAATATGAGATAAAGAGCTCATATATAACGAATGTAAAAGGGTCTGATGCAGGTACTTCACTAAAAACAATGCTTATGCGGTTAAACCCATCTACTAAAGAAGCGTATAACAAAATGAAAGATTTAGGTCTTATCACATATAACGCCCAAGCGGGTTTTGATTTCTTAGTTAAAAACGGTATTCAACCAGCTTCAAGAAATGTAGGAGATATAGAAGTTGCTTTAGAAAAATACGTAATGAAAACCGAAGGGGTTACAAAGTGGAACGATAAATGTGATACAGCATTCCGTGAATTAGCAACAAGTTCAGCTTTCTTATCATCAAAATTCTATGATCAACAGGGGCATATTCAAAGTCTAGAAAATATTTCAGGAACACTTCATGAGTCTATGAAAGATTTAACAGACCAACAACGAAGTATGGCTTTAGAAACATTATTCGGTTCGGATGCTGTACGTGGTGCAACTATTCTCTTTAAAGAAGGGGCAAAGGGTGTTAATGAGATGTGGGATTCCATGTCGAAGGTTACAGCAGCTGATGTCGCAGCAACTAAAATTGATACTCTACAAGGACGAATTACATTATTAGACTCGGCATTTTCCACAATGAAAAAGACAATCGGTGATGCGCTTGCCCCTGTGGTTAGTGCTTTTGTTGCTGGATTGCAGAAACTTGTGGATGGATTTAACTCATTACCAGGGCCAGTACAAAAGGCTATTGCGATTACAGGTGGTATTGTTCTTGCTTTAACAGCTGTGGCTACAGCTGTAGGTGTTGTTTTAGCGGCGTTTGGAATGATTGCTTCAGGAATTGGTTCTCTATCTATTGCGTTAGCATCCGTCGGCGGGATTGCTGGAGTTGCAGCGGGAGCGGTGGGATTCTTAGGAAGTGCACTAGGTTTATTACTAGGTCCGATTGGATTGGTAGCAGTGGCTCTCATTGGAACTGGAGTTGTCGCATATAAAGCATATCAAAAAGCAACAGAGGACAGCATTGCTTCTGTAGATCGCTTTGCTACGAATACAGAGGGGAAAGTAAGTTCATCCACAAAGAAAGTCCTTGGTGAGTATTTCAAGTTGTCTGATGGCATTAGACAAAAGTTAACTGAAATTAGATTGAACCATGAAGTGATAACTGAAGAACAATCACAAAAGCTAATCGGACAGTATGACAAGTTAGCTAATGCAATTATAGAAAAAACAAATGCAAGACAACAAAAAGAAATTGAAGGCCTTAAAAAGTTTTTCTCTGACTCATACGTTTTAACAGCAGAAGAAGAAAATAAGCGCATCGAGCAACTTAATCAGCATTACGAACAAGAAAAATTAAAGACGCAAGAAAAAGAAAATAAAATCAAAGAAATTCTTCAAACCGCAGCTAGAGAAAACAGAGAGTTAACAACATCTGAACGCATCTCCTTGCAGGCTTTACAAGATGAAATGGACAGAGTTGCTGTAGAACATATGTCGAAAAATCAAATGGAGCAAAAAGTTATTCTTGAAAATATGCGCGTACAGGCTAGTGAGATTTCAGCTAGACAGGCAGCGGAAGTTGTAGAGAATAGTGCCAAAGCAAGAGATAAAGTTATTGAAGATGCGAAAAAGACACGCGATGAAAAAATTGCAGAGGCAATTCGTCAGCGTGATGAAAATAAAACAATTAATGCTGATGAAGCGAACGCAATCATTGCTGAGGCAAAACGTCAGTATGATAGTACAGTTTCTACAGCGCGAGACAAACATAGAGAAATTGTTAGTGAAGCAAAAGCACAAGCTGGTGAACATGCAAATCAGGTAGACTGGGAAACTGGCCAAGTGAAATCGAAATATCAAGTTATGAAAGATGATGTTATTCGAAAAATGAAAGAAATGTGGTCAGATGTTACGAACAAATATGAAGATATGAAGAATTCTGCAAGTAACAAGGTAGAGGAAATAAAAAATACAGTTTCGAGAAAATTTGGCGAAAAAGTCCAAGTTGTAAAAGATAAGATGAATGAAGTAAAAAGCAGCATCGAAGATAAATGGAATACAGTTGAAAAATTCTTCAGTACTATAAATCTACGTTCCATTGGTAAATCCATTATAGAAGGTCTTGAAAAAGGGTTGGATGATGCGACAGGTGGTTTATATAGTAAGGCGAAAAGCATTGCTGGAGAGATTAAAAAGACTATTTCTGGAGCACTAGAAATTAACAGTCCATCTAAAGTGATGATACCAGTTGGTAGTGCCGTACCAGAAGGTGTTGGGGTTGGTATGGATAAAGGGAAACGTTTTGTTGTGGATGCAGCAAAAAATGTAGTTGGAACTGTAAAAAAACAAATGAATAATATGCCATCTGTTTTTGATTTTGGATTCCAAACTTCGCATTATAGTATCCCGCATAATGCACTGGGTGATTTCAATGGGTATACGCAACCACAATCACCTTATAACAACGCACCTACAGCAAGAACTATGTTCTCGGATAGATCAGGTAGAGAGCAAGAATTAAATTTAACTGTAAATATGACCAATGTTTTAGATGGAAAAGAATTAGCGAACGGAAGTTACGCATATACTACCAAGCTTCAAGATCGTGAACAAAAAAGAAAAGCGGAATTTTAAGGGTGGTGAGCACGTTGGGGAAACTCAGTTTTACTTTTAATAAGATCAGAAAAGATTATATTCAAATGCTAGTTGGAAGAAAACGCCCTTCCTGGGCTCCAGTTAAAAGAAAATTAGTAAGAGTCCCTCATCGCGCAGGGGCTCTTTTTCTTAATACAGAAACAGAGGAACGTCGTATTGATGTTCCTCTTGTAATTAAAGCGAAAAAAGATATGGCTGATTTACAAAAGGTAAAAGAAGATTTAGCGGATTGGCTATATACAGAGCAACCAGCTGAACTT